CGAGCGCCGCGCCGCCGAGGATGTTTCCAGCCGTGCTCCCGTTGCCGACATCTGGCAAGCCGTGATTCGGACTCATCTGCTCCTGTAACTGTTGGGCGATGATCTGCTGGGCCAAGGCGCGGGTGTCAGGACTAATGTCCTGCGGTCCCAGCGAGTTCGTGAAGTGCGGCATCGTGGATCCAGCCGGCGCGTGTGCGAACGGCGAGGGTCCGGTCGTGATCTGGACGGGCTTCGCATTCGCGGCGATCGAGGCGCGGACGGACGTATTCAACCGCTGCTGTGGCGCCTCCAAGCCGAGTTGGGCCAAGCGCAACTGCAACGAGTCATTCGCCTGCTGACTCTGATTCGCTCCACCAGCCGCACCGCCGAGAACCGGCGAGAGTGCCTTGCTGATGGCCCCGGCTTTCCCGAGTACGCTTCCGACCTTCCCTGCCGTCCCGAGGATGCTTCCTGTGCTGCCTGCCGTGCCCGCCGCACCGCCAGCCCCACCCGCAATACTGTTTGGGACACCCGCCGCGCCGATGCCTGGATCCGCGATGGTCGCGCCCGTCGCGGCTCCTGCACCGCCAGTTCCCGCAGCGGAACCGCTTCCGACGGTGCCGCCCAACGATCCCGTCGCCCCAAGGCCAGCCGCCGCGACACCCCCGAGCGCCCCACCGAAACCGAGCTGTAACCATGATTCTGGATGGGAGAAGAACCCGTGATGTTCTGTTCGATCCCACTGTCCCGTCTGTTGGTTGAACTGGTAGAAGTAGTCGCTGTCAGTCGGATCTTCCACGCCGTTTTTGACGACGTTCCACGCCTCGGGATTCTCTTGCGCGAGACCCGTCATGTTGCCGCTGATGTCGTTCTTCTCTTCAGGCGTCAGCGACGCGGCGGGCTTGTGCCGAATGGCGTACCACTTCTCAAGCGCGTCTTTCGCGGAGAGTCCTGCGTAGAGGGCCATGACTAATACTCCTTACACGACGTACTGTTCGCCCATGACCGTGATCACGAGCGAGGATCCGGCACTGGCGAGACCAGAGAGAAAGTCCGTCGAGACCATTTTCAGACCAGGCGAGAAGTATTTATCCCAATCGCTGTTGGCGGCGATGGAATAGGCTTTCTCCAGTTCCGTGCCGCCCGCCGAGCCCGCAGTCGCACCGACGTACAGCGTGAAGGTCACGGCCCCGGCCGTCACGTTGGCGATGTGGATATGCTTGATGTTCGTATAGATCGTGGACGCGGGCGGCGTATAGATGTCGGCCGCTGCGTTCGCGAGGTATGCCGGTCCTGCAATCCGTTTGAGTGTGCCTGCCATGCGGTCTCCCTATGCAAACTCGTAGATGATCATCACGCCCTGCCCGCCAGCCGCGCCAGCCGTCGCCGCGCCGCCACTCAGCGTGAGCGCCCCAGAGCCACCGCCCCCGTAGAGCGTGCCCGCTGCGCCTGCGCCTTGGGCAATCACCTCGCGGCCCGATCCGCCCCACGGCCCATCCGCCCCACGGCCTGATGTTCCAATCGCCGCCGTTGCCACGTAACTCGCGCCGCCTGAGTTCCCGTCAAAGACCACATCTCCAGCACCCGATGCTGACGATCCGCCCGCACCGCCGAGAATAAAGAGCGGACCCGTGCCACCCGCGCCACCAGACAGTCCCTTGACGCCACCTTTAGCAATCACCGTCGTGCTCGCAAAGGTCGTGTCGTTCCCGTCATTCCCGTTGTTATTCCCCGCCGTTGGGGCCGTGCCGCCCGCGCCCACCACCACGGTATAGGTGCCCGTAATACCCGTGATGAACTTGATCGACAAGGCGCCGCCGCCACCGCCGCTGCCAGCCGCCGCATTGGACGCGCCCACCGCGCTGCCACCAGACGCGCCGCCGCCGATGGCATACACCAAGATCGCCCGCGTGCCAGAGGTCGGGGTGTACGTGCTCGAACCCGTCGCCGTGACCACTTGCATGCCCGTGATGGCATAGCCGGTCGGTCGAGATGTGGCCAGCGTTCCATCGGTGTTGTAGACGTTCTGCATTTAGTAAAATTCCGACACAATCACGACGCCTTGCGCGCCAGCCCCGCCCGCCGCTGCCCCACCAGCATTCACGGACATCCCACCGGAGCCGCCCGCGCCGTAATTCCCACCGGCTACCCCGACGCTCTGTGATTTCACCGCCGCGCCGCCGCCACCCCAAGGGCCATGCGCGCCCTGCCCTGAAACCCCGACCGTACCTGAGATGCGATGTCCGACGCCACCGGCGTTCCCACCGAAGCGCACGTTGCCCTGTCCGCCAGCCGCCACGGTGTTATTGGCTGCGACAAAGGCTTCGGTCGTCCCGGTCGCCAAGGCATTCCCGCTCGTCCCCCCAGCAGCCGTGACCACCACCGTCGCCCCGACCGCCGCAGCAAGCTGCACTTGCGACAACGAGGCCGCGACACCCACCGTCACAGTCAGCGATTGCGCCGCGAGATAGATCGCAGAATAGGTGCCTGAGCCGCCTCCGCTCCCCAGCGTAATCTGGCCCGCCGAGGAGTTTGCGGCGGAACCGCCATTCCCACCGCCCGCGACCACTTCGACGAGCAGAAACTTGCATCCGGCAGGAGGCGTGTACGTGCTGACCCCTGTCGCCGTCACAAGACTGCGCGATCCGAGCAGATAGCCAGTGAAGGCCGTCTGAACCGGCACGCCGTTCTTGTTGAGGACGGTTTGCACCTTAACTCACCTCGTCCCCGAAGACCGTCACAGTCACGACCGTCGCCGCACTCGCCCCGCCGGCAATCGTCTGCGCGGCCTCCAGGGTCCACCCGGGCGAATCATCTTCCCAGCCACCGCCAGCCGGGATGCTGATCGCGGTCGGTGTGACCGCATGCGAGGCGGTCGTGCCGCCGATATACAGGCCCATCGTGCGCGCCACCGAGTCCGTATTCACGGCTTTGACGCGCGACACGATCCACGTCTTCCCCCCGCCCACCGTAGCGAGTGTGGCGACACTGTTCCCGAGTTGGCCCTGATAGAGGACTTTCCAGGTATCCGCCATTAACTCAAACTCACGCCAGCAAAATAGGAGAACGTCGGAGACGCGACTCCTGTCCCGCCACCAGAGGAAATCGCCACGTTTGAGGCGGCGGTAAGGCGACCATCTTGAGCGACGGTAAACTGACCGACCTGTGTACTGCTGCCATAGGTGCCAAAGACCACGGGCGTGCTGGTGAGGCCCAGAAAGCCGCCGTCGTCGCCAGGATCGCCGTCTAACCCTGGAATAGCCGATCCCGATCCTGATCCGGCTGGCCCTGCTGGACCGGTCGGACCCACCGGCCCCGTGATGCCTACCCCTGGAATCCCCTCTGCCCCGTCTTCTCCCCCTTCACTCGGCACCAGTACTTGGGTAATCAGACTGCGTGGCGAGACGAACTGACCCGTGCCGCTGAGAAAGAGCGTCGGATCATCTGGAAGTGTTGGCGAGAACCCAGGCGAGCGATGGGACGCGACGTAGCCTTCCGGCCGCGCATTGAAGATCAACTGCAAGCACGAGACAAGATTCTCCAATTCCGCTCGAACGGCGGGGTCTTGAATCTCTGCGCTGTGATGCAGCGCCAGCCGCACGGACATGCCAGACATCGTGCTTAGCCGCCCATCGCGCCGACGAGTTGGGCGTTCAAGAGGGCTTCCTGTTCCGCTGCGGTCAACCCGAGTTGGTCGTAGAACTGATTATTCTGGTTCGTCATCTGCTGGTTGCTGAGCTGCGCGTTGATCGCCGCAATCTCCGCTTGGAGTTGTCGCGCCTGCTCCGAGGTCAACTGATTGCCGTAGAGCGAGAGCGTCTGCTGCAGGTAATTGCGACGCTGTACGCGCTCTTGATTCATCTGCTGCGCTTGGAAGTTGCCCGTATTCAGCGCGGCGGCTTCGTAGCCTGCGGCGGTGCCTGCGTCCTGACTGCCAGTCGGCACACCCTTATAGGCGTTCGCCTCCGCTTGTGCCGCTTGCCCCTGCTGTGCGCCTCGTGTCTGCGCGGCCGAAAACGCGTCCACCTGACCCTTGATGACCGGATCTTGCGCGGTGACGGGTTGCCCGTACTGACCCGCGAGTCCTTGGAGTTGGTCGAAGAACGCATTCTGCCGCCCCTGATCCTCACCGCCCAGCAGTTGGGCCAGCAAGGCTTGGAGGTCGGCCCCGCCCGTGCCGGCGCCCTGACCGGCCGTCGTATTCCCGCCGCCACCGTTGCCAGGACCGCCCCACGCACTCCAGTTCCCATCATCTTTGACGAGGGTCCAGCCATCGTGGGAGTCCACAATGCGATAGAAGTCGTTTCCCACGTACATGCTGTCCTGCCGACCGTATTGGTCGATCGGACCAGGACGCGCATCGAAGCCCAGTGTCTTCAACTGGCTGATCATCGAATTCAAGGGCGCGTGATCGGTTTGGCTGGGCTTTGGCGCGCCAGCCCCGGTCAATTTGGCCCACGTATCTTCGAGGCTTAAGCCCTTGAAGGGACTGGTCGCGTTAAACCCGCCCGTGCCAGCCGTGGGAGATGTCGTGCTCGTGGTCGGCGTGGTGCTGGTTCCAGGCCCCGGCTCACTCGTGACTGGTCCCGGTTCGTTCTGGTTCTGGATCGGCCCATTCGACCCATACCCACCAGGACGGACGCCGCTGCTCGCGGTCGTGTTATAGGACGTGTTGTCCGTGGTGTAGTTCGTGCCGTACGGGCTACTGGTCGGCGCGCCGCTGCCACGATTGCCTGTCGTGGGATTCGTCAGGTCGAGAGATGGATCTTGCGTAGGGTCCGGCGAATCGGGAATATATTCCTGCGGCGGATTATTCGGATCGTCAGGGTTGTAGAGGGCCGTGTTTGGCATTATTTCTGTCCGTGATCCGAGAGCGGGATCGTCATCTGATCAATCGTCCAATCCGCCGCTTGGGCGAACTCGTCACCGATCGTGATCTGCACCGTATCGAAATCCGCGTCTTCTAATCCGTCAACCTTCCGCACGACGCGCGTTTCGCCGTTGCCAGAGGGCGTAAGGTCAATGTTGGCGTCTCGCGTGTTGTACCCAAAGTTCGTCACGCTATCGACGTGAATGACAATGCCCTGCTGTGCCGTCGCCACGATGATGGGTGACTCCATGCCGAAGATCCGACCACCCTTGTTGGTTGCCATCAGCGGCCTGGTGGTCACGTACCCTTGATAGATCGTGCCATCGTCATCGAGCGCGGACGTGGAGGCATCGCACTTGAGGATCTTGGCCGTCGCCCCGGAGCGTCCCACGTAGGGCTTGAGGTCGCGGCTCATCGACGTGGCAACGGTATTGGCGAACAGGGCCGAGGTGCGGCACTGACAGGAGAGGCCGTTGTGTTGGGACCATCCATATCGGACTTCTCCCGCCGCCACGGTGCGACCCTTGCGAACGTCGAACACGACTTTCAGGGTAGGCTCATTGTCGGTGTCCACCGAGAGGAACCACCAGACCTGCATGAGTTTGGGATAGAAGATACCATGTCCGACCTTCGTCGTCGCGGACAAATTCACGCGCGTGGCGAGGTCTCGGACGTCCCAATAGCACCGCTCCAAGCCCGCTTGCCCCAAGCGATACGCGCCGGTTTCCGCCCAGAAGTAGACCGCCGCGTTCCCGGCGTCATCGAAGGACTCGATGATCATGGACGCATCGACGTTCCCGATGCCGCCAGCCCCGTCAGGCCCACCGCCCGTCAGTTTACGAAAGAGGTACGGGACCACCGGATCGCCCGTCGGCGTGGCCTGGTGGATTTCTCGATATTTGAAGATGAAGATCCGGCTTCCTGAGACTGGCCCGCCAAGGCCCGTAATACCCCCGCCATTGCGTTCGCCCACGTCGTCATAATTCCGCAGCCCAGAGGTCGTCTGCGTGGCGGCAGTGACCGGCACGCGCTCATCGTCGGCGGTTCCTGAGCCGAGCACGGGAGACCACCAGATCCGCGAGGTATTCCCAGTCGTGGCGTAGGCGCCACCTCCCAGGAGTCGATTCCCGTCGCTCCTGAGATAGCGGACTGAGGTCCAGAGCGTGTACGTCCCTAAGAGGGCCGACAGGGGCATGGCCGAGTACGTGGACGGATTCACGGAATCGTCATAGGTGGTCGTCCCGATGACGGTTCCAGAAATCGCGACGAGCGTGGCGTTCAGTTCATAGAACAGGACGTTATCGGTCGAGCCTTCCACAATCCAATGCGTGACGGTTTCTCCGGTCGGCACGGATGGGCGCGTAATGGTTGCGGCGGCTTTGGCCCCACTCGGCGTAAAGGACACACTCGGCGTCGGCTCCGACAATGCGGCGCGCGTGGTGATGCCATTGATGGTCTCAATCAGCGCAAAGCGCACGCGGTAATAACGCAGTACGGCCGGATACGTACCACCGCCAGCCGAGTTCGCCACGGTCGGCGCGTTGGTGCCAGGGGCAATCCCCACACGACGAATGGTCGGTGACGAGAGGTTCGGGTCGTAACAGTGGAGCCGATCGACCGCAGACTTGTAGGCGATGAACAGCTTCCCGTTAAGCGTGGCCGTCTGGATGTTCTGGGCTTCCCCCGTGATGTTGTCCGTCATCGTGACGTCGGCCCAGGTCGTTCCGGCCGCAAGCCGCTTGACGACTGGTGTGGCGGCGCTGTCCACGAGCCAGAGTTCCGCTAACCCTTCATCGGTGCCTGGTTGGTAGCGTGCGATCTTCTGAATGGGCGCCGTGGGTGCCGTGCCGCCTGTTAGGGAGAGCGCCGTGGCCCCATGCCTCCGATTCGCGATCTGCCCGATTTCCCAATCGACATTTACGGCTTCGACACATTGATTCTGCGGAACCGCCAGCGGCGAATCGCCGCCATTCCGTCCTCCGGTGAGGTCGAGCAGAATCGGAACGGACTCGCCCGCCATTTAGGAGCCTGGCGGGTAGTAGACACCCGTCTGCTGCAAGGTGGTGAACCGTGTGGGCCGTCGTGAGTTGGCCGTCGATCCGCTCGTCTGCCGCACGAAGGAGCGCATATCCGCAATGCCCTTCTGGAATCGCTGCTGCTCCAGTTGGACGAGCGCGACCTTCTCACGCTTCGTGTATTCGCGAATCAACGCGCCGGATTCGACCAGCCAATGGAAGTCTTCAGGAATCAGCGGCTCATCGCTCGCAATCGCCATGTCATTGACGTGCAGTTCGACATCGGCGTGGTAGGTGACAATGCCAGTGGGCGTCGGATGCAGGGCGATGCGCGTGTATCTGGCGGTCAGGTTTTGAGGAGCGATGATTGCCAGCGGAATCGTCTCCAAGAGGTCTCCGTAGAGGCTGACCGTCCCGATGGGAGCCGCCGTCAGGTAGAACTTCGTGACCTTGATCCACGTGGAGATATTGCTATCGACTTGCGTGGCCGTCGTGCCGTTCAAGGCGACTTTTCCGCGCCGATACGCACCGTCTGACGTCACGCCTTCGACATACGCCCATGTGCCAGAGCCATCGCTGGCAGAATCAGACGCCACCCAGACACCAGAGGCCGACGGCGGGTCTTGACTCACCGGCGCCGCGTAGCTATCCACGTAATATTCGTACGGATAGGCCGTGATGGCCGTCAGGCCAGGATCAGAGTAGCGGACATCCTGAATGCTCACTTCACGGAGGAGCAACTTGCGCGTCCGATCCGCAATGCCGTGAATCTTGACGGCCGCTTCAGGTAATGACGCAAACCCCACATTCGCGATCGAGTTGAACGCCAGCACCGCCCGTCGGAGCCGTTCAAAGCCTCGCATGCCGAGGATGTTCCGATGTGTCTCGTTAATGGCTCTCCGAATCCTGTTCACCACGATCGGATCTGGGTTCGTCTGGTAATTGAGCCGTTCATAGACGGTCGCTTCAAGGTCTACGAGTCTCATCGGTTCACCACTTCCACGCGAAAGGTGCGGTCGTCAATGCGCCCTTCATTCGTTGTGATTTCACAGGTCACATCGTAGGTGGTCCCGTCGCTGCCGCCTGTCAACCAAATGGTCGCATCGGTGGTCGAGAAACTGCTGGCAGAGTTGGTCAATCCCGACGGACTGATCGTCCAACTCACGTTCACGATGCGATCGTTGGGCGGCATCCACGGTTCCCAATCGATCGTGTAATCGAGTTCCGCGCTGGGGTCTTTCGGAATGACGGCAATCGGATTCGCAGATGTGGTCATGTGCGTTTCTTCGAGACCTTCATAATCCGATTGGGTGGACGTTCTGGCGCGACGGGGAACACGCGGTCCTCTTCGCGGACCTTCATAATATAGCGATACCCGATGCGTGGCGCGACAATGACGGCGCAGTCCGTGACACCGTTCGCGATGTTGCACTGCGGACTCGTCGCCGCCGCGCCGACGTTGACCGTGACGGTAATCGGCGGATAGGAGGCTCCCGGCGCGAGCACGTCTGATCGTGTGCAGACGTTCGCGATGCAGACCCAGCCCGTTCCCGCCATTGAGACGAGCGTGAGACCAGACGGAATCGTGTCGGTCACTGTCTGCACGCCCACCGTGTCGGCGTCTCCCGTGTTGGTCGCGACGATTGTAAATGTCGCCCCACCCTGTCCTTGATAGAACGGGTCCGTATGGCTCTTGATGACCGTGAGGTTCGGCGCAGGCGTCGTGGAGGCGAGCATCAGCCACGCCCAGCCGACGTGACCAGAGGTGGGAGTCCCGCTGGCGACCGCTTGAATGGACAGACGGTCTGAGACCGTGGCGAATGCGACCGTGCCGTTCAATGGGTCCGTATTGAGGCGCGACCCTGGATCAGTCGCCGCCGTCATGGTAACGACTGGCGCGCTATTGGTGAAGGCTTTGCGCGTCGTGAAGAGATAGCTCTTCCCTACCCCAGGAGCCGTCCCGAGGTTGATACAGAAGCCTTCAAGCGTGAAGGGATCAATCGCCCCAGGTAACGAGACGAGCAATTCCGTCGAGGGCCATCGACTTGGGCGCCATGACGGGGCAGGGGTTGGAGACCGAGATGTCGTCCAGGCCCATCCAGAGAGCTGTGACCCCGCCCAATCTGTCGAGCCGTCCGCTATCGCGGTACCAGTGGCGCTATTGAAACAGAGCGCGGACTGTCCGTCTGTCGTCGCGCGGAAGCCGATCCCGATGTTGGCGAACGTGCTCTGCGGGCTTCCGCTGGTCGCGGTGCAGTTGATGGAGATCAGATCCAATGCCACGACAGGCAAGTCAAACGTCGCCACACCCACGAGCGTGGTATCGGCCATCACCAGCGTCGTATTGACTGTGCCGCCGCTGCCATCCTGCACGATGCCGTTTTTCACGAAATTGAAGGTGTAGGACTTTCCCGCTCCTGGTGCTCGCTCAAATTGGAGGTCGAATCGGTAGATCGACCCAGCCACCGGGACGATGCTGTGAATCTCCGTCTGGGCAATCGTGTCAGGAGCCGCGACAGGAATGAAGGCCGACTGCTGATTATTGAACGGCGCACACCAGGCCGTCGTGCCGCTGATCCGTGACCCTTGCGAGCCAGCGCCGTACCCGCTTTCTTTGACGTTCGTGCTCTCAAACGTCAGCGACCAGTCCACATGCGCGTATTCAGCATTGGTCTGTCCATGCAGTGTTTCGGCTGGACTCCGCTGAATCGCCAGCACGTCACCAGGTGCGACGGTCACGGAATGGGACGTATCCGTCGCCGCCGCATCGAATCCGTTCTGGGCAATCGGACCAGCCGCAGGCACCGTGACCGTCAGCGTGGTTGGCACCGCCACGCCAGCGACAATCTTGACCAACGTGAAGGTCGTATCGGTCCAAAAGATGGGCGCCGAGTTTTCGACCGGCGCGAGGATTTGTGCGTACAGATTCTTGAAGGTGCCAGCCACCGACCAGCACTGACTATGCTTGAAGACCGCGCTGGTTTCCCCGCCCAGCTCATTCGACCAGAGATTGCCACGGAGTGTCGTGACGGGCGTGCCGCTGCCCTTATCGCCGTAGGTCTTGCCGTGGATGATCTGTTTCACGAGGACACGGCGGCGGCGATCATCGCGAGATACTTCTTCGTCTCTTCATTGTGCGTCTGCGTAGCGAAGTAGAGACGAATGAGCGTGGTCAGATCGGTGCGCGTGGACGGCAGTGTGGTCTGCGCGTAATTCCGCTCACGAGTGTTCTGGTCACGGGGCATCTGGCCTCCATCCGTGCGCGCGCGCCCACGGCATCGCCTTCGCCTGGATCTGCTTGGCCTGCCGGCGCACAATGCGGGACTGATCGAGTCTGTCTTCTCGATTCAGGCATCCATCCGACTCGCTCGTCTCCCACGGTTCCGTCTTCGGGTCCGGCCGCATACAGGCGAAGCGGCGGCAGTTGTAGGGGCGAATGTCGTAGACGGTGCAGACCTGATACGTCGCATCGTAGAGCGGACAGGGCTGGGCTTTGAGCGCGACGAAGTTCTCCGAGGTCTTCCGAAAGTCGAGCGCCACGACGCCGGCTGTCTGTTGAAGAATCAGGGCGGCTTCCATCGTGGTCATCACCACATCAGCGGGGCGCGAGCAACAGTCACCCGATTGCTGGCAGCGCCACTTGGCCGTAATCGGCCGATCTTGGAGCACTGCCAGCATCTTCATACGGACACGACATGCCGCTTCGTGAAGGTCGAGGCGCCGGTCTTGTAATACCAGCCGGCATCAATGCCAGCCGTCGCCGCGTCTGTGGAGTTCACGGCAATGGCCTGCTGGAGATCAGCCGTCACGGTCGCCGTATTCCAGGTGGCCGCGCCACTCGTCACCGTCGTGGTGGTCTTCACGCTGACATCATTCAAGCTGAGCGTGCCGGTGATTTCCGCGTGTAACAAGCCCGCCGCTTGTCCAATCCGCTTGCGATAGCACTTGAACGTAACCGTCGTGGCCATGCGGACTCCTACGCGGTCACGGCGAGTTCGCCGGCCGCAATCAGGGCTTCCTCTTCGTCCATCGAGAGCACCGCCGCCGCTTCGGCGTTCACGGCTTTGCTGTGCTGCTTGAGAATCTGACGGAGCCGGTCTACGAGGGGCGGTGCCGTCTTGTAGTTGTCGTTGTTGAACGCCGTCTCGTTCGTCATCGTGATGAGATTCGGCTTGCCGCTCAGGTTCGTCGTCAGCTTGATCTGTTCGACATACATCGAGCCGTCCGTGCGTCTGACGCGGTACTCCCCCTGCTGCACGAGGTTCAGGAGTTGAATTTCTTCGCGGGTCAACGTGTTCTCGTCGGCTTCCCACGGAATATCCATTTTGCAGCGCAGATGGACGGGGTAGTCGCGTCCACGCGGGTTGTAGACCGACCGCTCATGCACGACTTCGTTGGAGGGACGCGCCGCGCGCTTCGTTTCCGTGGCGATGCGCTCCGCACCCTGTTCCTGCACGACGGCCAGCCGCTCCATCGCTTTCGAGAGCGTTTCGACCAACGCAGGGTCGGTCCCGCCAGTGGGACGGCTCGCCAGCGCAGCCAGGGCTTGCTGGATGCCCTGCATGACGTCCCACGGGTCAGGTGTTTTCGGCGCGACGCTCTTGACGTTCTGATCCATAAATACTCTTTACCAGGCTGGTTCGCCGTTGGGGAGGACGGCGGGTTTGCCTTCCATCATCCGGCGCATGTTCACAAGGTCTTTCGCCATTTCGACGCCGGGATGCGCCGTGCGCTCCGATTCTTCGATCGTGAGGCCGACGCGGAGATGCAATCCGTCAATCTTCGCATCGACACGATCGGCGTGCTTCCGCGCCTTGCGTTTCTTCGCCGGTTCGCCTTCGGCGTGCGATTCGTAGGCGTACAGTTCCTTCGGTTCGTGACACAAGGGCGACGTCGGGGGAATGACGAGCTGCACGCCGCGCCCAGCCGCGATACCCGCCCAAAACTCCGCGCCGGCGCGCTGCTCCGCGTATTCCGATCCGAGTTGGTAGTGAATCCCGAAAAAGCCGAGATGCGACACGCCTTCGGTCAGCGCGAGCGCGACCATGTAGGCGGTATGCGACGTGAAATAGCGCGGAAACTCCGACAGAATCCGATCGAGCGGGTACCGCACCGAAGACGGCACTTCTTGACGCAGTTCTGCAAGAAAGATCGGCGCCTTTTCCCGCTTGAGCCACGACAGATAGCCTGGAGAGCCTTTCGACTCAATCCATGACCACGGATGGAGGTCGAAGTAGCGATCGACGCGCCGGCAGAGCGTGTGAATGGTCGCGTGCGCCCAGATTTCCCACGACGGATCGAACCACGGGGTCTGATCGATGGTGGGTGCCGATCCGATGATGGCGATTTTGCGTTGGGTGCCGATGCCGAGATGCCGCTGCGGCAGAATGGTCGGGGGTTCGTAGGCGCGGTCCCCGTGGGCCACGAGGACGGCTGGCGTGATCGGCTGACCTGGACGCAGATGTCCCAAGGGGGTGATGGTATTGGAACGATCCTGTCCGTCCGTCCGACTCACGCCAACCTCCCTACCTAGCTTACGATGCGAGACCGAACCAGCCCGCCATGAACGGATAGTTCAGTTGGGCCGTGAACGGCGCGACGAGGGCCGAGGTACCAAACGCCGTCGAGGCGCAGGTATTCGGCGCGGTGCGCGCGAGTGCATTGAAGATCGCCTGGTTCGTGTCGGCCGAGGTGGCCTTGTCCACGTACCCGACGTCCGTCGTGGCGATGGTGATCAAACCATCGGCCGTGGTGACGCCAGAGCTGCCGAGCGCGCCGGTGTGGACCCCGTAAATCTGGACCCATCCGTACCGCAAGGTGGCCGAGACCGTCTGTCCAGCAGAACCCGCCATGACGATGCCCACCCAGCCGCGCGCGCCGGTGGTCAGAATCGTCGCCAGAAAGTTCTGGTCGAACTGGACCCATGAGCCGTAGATGAACCCCGTCGCTAACGGGGCCGCGCCGAAGTCCACGAACACGTACTCGTTGCCGTTGACGTCGGTTGCCCGCGTGCCGAGCGGGATGAACACCGACGAGAACAGTTCTGAGGTCTCGCCAGGAATGGCGGCGCCTCCGCGTCCTGAAATGACAGCCATTGAGTTGCCTCCTTTCCTTACGTGATTGCGGTGATCACGCCGAGACGGCGTGGGTTATCCGACACCAGGTTGAACACCGTGAGAATCTTCACGACGTCCGCGAACTGGTTGGCGGGGTTGACGGCCGGTGACGCCTTCATCCAGTACATCCAGCGGATGAACAGGTTGCGCCGGTTGAGGAGATACATCAGGCTGGCCGGTGCAGCCCGATCGTACGCGATCGGGATGTCCTTGAACATGATGTGATCGCCAGCGTAGCCGGAAATCAGTTTATCGGAGGCCGAGGTCCGGTTGAGGCGTTCCAGGGTGACGCTGAGCGATTCGTACCCCTCGAAATCCGTCTGATCGGTCACGCCGAAGTCCGGTGTCTGCATCGCCGCGCCGGACGAACAGTTGTTGTACACCGTGCGCATGGTCGATTTCAGGTTGTCGAAGGCGGTCGAGGACTTCGCGCCCGAGGACTGCTGGTTGCGCCAGAACGAGTAGGTCACGCGGCTGATCGCGCCCACGGTGCCGGTCGTCGGCGTCGAGGACACGATGTACTGGAGACCGCCTGCCTGTTTGCTGCTGGTGCCGGTGCCGTCCGAGAACAGGTCGGTGTTGATCTGGGACTGCATGGAGTTCTTGAGGTTCTCCATCTTCGCCGCTTCCAGATCGAACTTGCCGGCCGCGCCTGCCGTCTGTCCGCGCTCGAAGTCGGACATGACGATCAAGCCGCCGACGAGTTTCCACGGGTACTCGTAGCGGTCGAACACATCGACGCGCGTGACGTCGAGGGTTTCGAGTTCCGACATGCTCTTGGTGGTCGTGTTGGTCTGGTACTCGATGGTGCCCGTGATGGGATCGCCGGCGCCCTTCTTGAAGGTGTCACCGATGCGCAAGTTTTCCAACAGCCAGAAGTATTGAAACACCTGGTCAGCCGGATCTTGCTTTACGTAATCCTCCCACGCGGACGCCACTACCTGCCCTTTGTTCGGGCCAGGAATGGACATGGGGAGTCTCCCTTAACGGAACAGGCGATCAGCCAAGGGTCTGCGCGAGCGATTCCATATGCTTCGCCAGTTCCGAGACATTCTTCGGAGATTGGCGCGTGGCACTGGAGCCGGTCGCGGCCGAGACTGACCCGTGTTCCGCGTTCGCTTTGCGTTGCAAGTCAGCGAGGTTGACCGTTCCCGGTGGCGGCTGTTGCAGTGACGGCAAGACCTTCGCCGCGTACAGGCGGTTGTACACCAGCATCATCGTCCCGACCGCGCCGCGCGTTTCAATCATCTTTGGATTGGTCTGCGCGATACGGGCGAGTTCCGCCGCAATCTCCGGTTGGAGCGTATCCCAACTCGGCAGGGTGCGGGCGTCCGTCAGCGCGTCCTTGGCAATGCCCCCGTAGTGAGCATTGACCGCAGCTTGCTGACGTTCTGATGCGACCTGTTCGACGGTTTGGAGCGCGGGACGATACCGCTCATCCATCTGCGCGGTCATAAATTCCGCGAAGTTCTGGAATGCCTGGACGACGGCGCCTTCCGAGAAGGCTTTCTTGCCGTCTTCCGACACGAGGTCGGCCGCTGGGAAGATCGACTCGATCGTCCGTGGCGGGGCAGGCTGAGCGGGGGCTGGTTGCGGCACACCAAGCTCTCGCCCGAGCTGCTGATAGAACCCATTGGCATCGCCGTTGAGACGACGGGCAAGCCCGATCGCCGTTTCGACGTCCTGCTGGTTGTATCCGTTCGCCCAGGCGTATTGCTTGATGGCTTCAGCCGCAGCAGTTTCCCGTGCGTTTTTGAGGGCTTGTTCGTGCCGGTCAAAGGGAATGGGACCGCGCGTCTCCACGGGTGCCGCCGCCCCTATCGCGGGCGTGGTCGGATCGGCGTGTGCCGATGCAGGAACCTGTGGGGGTGCGGCTGACGAGGCCGCTGCGTCCGCTTTCGCTAAGGCTGCTGCGGCCGACGGAGGCCCAGACGGCGCTGACGGGGCCGCTGGAGCCGACGACGGGGCAGAAACCGGCGCAGAAGAGGCGGGTGCATTATCGGTCGTACCAGAGTCCAAGAGGTACCAGCTTGCTCCCACCTGTATCGCACGGTGGGCCTCGACGGAATGGGCGCTAGTTTACGCCTGTAGAGCCAGTTTCGCAAGAATCATTAACCAACGCCCAACAGGGGCAGTCGTGACACCCTAGTGGTCGTCGCGGCTGGCACATGGAAGAACGTCCGATTGCTGGGCGTCCAATACAACTCATAGCGTGTCGGCGGGTTGTAGAGCCGCCAGATTTCCTCATTCGTCAGGAGGCGATTCCACTGCTGGACACTTTCCCATTGACAATCGGCATTCGACCCGCCACCAGAGGGATTGTTGCCGAAGGATTCCGTGACCGAGCTGAAATCTGGGACCGCATTTCCGCCCGCCCCGCCTGTCCCCGTCAACACGCCATTCAAGTACCCATCTTCAAAGGCAGAGGTTGGGCTACCTAGTGGGTTATAGCCGCGCACGACAATATCCCAGCGTTTGCCAGCCGTCAGCGGATTAGTGCCCGCATTCGCAATGTTGACGGACTTCAGCCAGTTACCATCGAAGGAGATATTGCCGCTGGTGTCCACGAAGACCGAGTTCACACGGCCGGGATCATCGATCCAGGCCGTGAAGCCGCCAGGCCACGAGACCGGCGTGAACACAAAGCGCATCGTGCAGAAGCCTGCGGCATTGATGTTCCCCAAGCCGCTCGGCGGCAGGCTGAAGCCAGATCCGCCCGTGACGCGCAACGTCGATCCACCCACCGGATTCGGTTGCAGTGTCGGGCTGGAGGTCGTCGTGGCGACCAGTCCAATGGGGGCCGCATCCCGCAGGAAGCTGTTGGTGTTCGGCTCAATCCACGATTGCAGCCCCACCGACAGCGAGGAACTGTAATTGATCCGCGTCGGGCCAACAGGGCGCGATCCGCTGGAGCGGCTGGGGAGTCTCAGGAACATCTTAGACGCCCTGCCACTGCACGCCTTGGATGTCCACGGCGTGGTTGCCGCCCGTCGCGTGCAGGTTCGCGGCCGTGTTCTGGGAGACAAAGATCACGATTTTCTGCGGGAGGATGCCCCCAAAGAGCGCCGCCACCGATTCGTTGCTGAAGTAGTAGGTGCGGTTGCTGGTGGAGTCGATCAGCATCGCCTTCAGCACCTTCAGTCCCGCCGTCAGCACATTGGCAGAGGTGATGGTCTTCGCCGCATCACCCGCTCCGGTGATGGTATCGGGATAGGCGTTCGCTTGGGCATCCCACGCCGCCACATAGATATTGATCTGCGTGCTGACCGTGGGCGTGGTGCCAGTCGTAATCTTCCCCGAGATGAGCACATCATCGTAGAGATTCGTGGTGTTGTCGATTTCACTCGACTGCCGCCCTGCCGTCCAGTCTGAGGACGTGGCGAGCGAGGCCAACGTAATCGTAGCGGCGGCGCCAGCGGCATAGACCGGCTTAAAAGTGGTGGCCATTTAGACTCCCTGCATGGTCCATGTCGTACCGTTGAAGAACGTCCCGTAGCGGACCCAGGTTGTCAGTGCCGTCACTTGCGCCTGGTATGCGGCCTGACGGCTTTGCAGTTCGGATTCCACCTGTGCGAGCGTGTCACCAGGATTGCGGGTTAAGAGCAGCGTTTGTTCCGTTACGGCGCCGGTCGTGAGGGCCGACGCATCTGGATCGGTGTCTGGGGAGATGGGCTGAAACGGGCTTTTGTACGACGCGTTCGCGTAGAGCGATTGACGCCCAGACGGCACATCGGCTCTCAGTAAGCAGATAAAGACTGGAGGCGCGGAGGACTGTTGCGTGAGAATCACGACGAGGCGTGCAGGCATGAAGGCTCCCTAGCTAAGTGGCGTCGTCGTCAAAGTAGGAAATCGACCAATACACGGTGTCCGTCGTATTCGTGTCGGCGGTCAATTTCTCGCCTGCCAACGTCGCGAAGATCCACGAGGGAGCCGCCGTGATCATGTTCGCGCCCATCACTGCTGACGCTTGTGATTGCAAGGCCACGGTCCAGACCAGCGTGCCGCTCGTGCCGTTGGATTTCAGCAAGATCGTCGTCGCGCTCGTCCCAAAGGTGAAGAATGCATAGCCAATCACCTTGATCCGCTTCGCCGCGACCAGTGCCACGAGGTCCGTATCGGCCGCGAAATTCCCGCTGAGTGATTTGATGGTTTTGGCGGCAGGCGTGCTCCCGCCGACTTGCACATTGACGTTGAGATTGCCGGCATCGTCGCAATGTCCCAGCAGATTCGCGATCGTCGTCGGCGGCGTAATACCCATCAGGACTCCAAGGCGCCCGCGCGCCGATAGATCCAGCGTCCACCATCTTCAGCCACATGCTCATACCGGCCCGACGGGACTCGGTACGCCTGCGCGACGTCATTGTGGACGATCAGCATGCGCGAGCCGTATGTGTAGAAAATTCGTCGTGGCAGACCGACGCCTTTCGTGTAATCCGCTGTCCGACCACCTGACGACACCGTATGCCACTGCAAGATCACCGGCTCGATGTCCTGATTCCGCTTCTCCGGTGGGGCAATCCACTGGCGCCGAATGAACAGCGCCTCGCACCAGCCATGCATCCGCATCAGATGCGCCAAGCACCAGAGGGCGAGGTCTCGCTTCACGTCGGCGCGCGTCATCTTAGGGGCGCTCGACTTTCGGCATCACAAAGAGCGCGAATCGGCCACAGGTCGTGCAAACGAGGTCTCCAGATGGTCTCAAATGCCATTCGACCGAACCACAGGTGCAGGGATTCGGCTCAGGCTGGTCTCTGGACGCCCATATCGGCCTGCCAGACGCGACATCGACACTTGACGGCCCAGAGTCGTCCTTGTCCATCGTTATCACCTTGGAGAGGCGCATCGCACGCCGTACACACCACACAGAAGCCGTGCCGCTGTGCGACCTCGTGAAAGTTGGCCATCTGCATCATCTCTTGCGCCGTCACGGCGACGATTTCTTGACGGTTCGGGATGATCTGCCCGCCTGGCAGGTGAAGAAGTGGAGCGTTAGCCAAGTGATTCTCGCAATTTTCTGGCTTGGACGGGTTCCAAGACGTCATTGAACGTAGCGCCAAGGTCCAGTTTGATGTTTCCAACGTGGTCAGGCTCCTCGTGTCGCGGTTGCGAGGGACGTGAGAGCAAGATCCGCGCGTTGTCGAGCGTATAAGGGTCCATGTACCCCTTCGGGTTCGGAATCCCGGCCGGATCAAGGTCGGTGCCTGGCATCGGACTGAACTTTTCGCGCAATTCCAAGCCGGCGCGCGCCATCGCCTGTTTCCGTTCCGTGTGCGAGTACACCTTGATGGGATGTTTCCCGTAGTTCTCAAGGACCATCCCACCTGGAATCTCATCCACGGCGATGAAATGGTGCGAATCGACCTGTTCCTTGGTCGAGCGCGTCAGCAAGCCGCAGTCTGGGCAGGACGTGAGGTCTCCGACCTTCACGAACTGATCGCCAGACCAGCCACAGGCGCAGATCCGCCGTTCGATGATGGCAACGCGCGTCTTCATGCCTTCGGCGCGTTCTGCTTCAGCGAGCCGATGATGAGATTCACGAGGGCTTCCACGAGGACGTCAGCCTGATCGGGGTGCGTTTCCAGGTACTTGATCAGGCTATCGAGCAACATCTTGACGACAGGGTTCATTGAATCCTCCCGATGCCTGGCGCGGTCGGTCCAGGCGGTCCACTTTCGGCTTGTGCCGGATGAATACGTTCCAGGCGAGCCGTCGCCCCAGGCGCGTTCGGAATCCCGCCAGAATGCCCTGCCGCATGTTGATTCAGCGGCGAGGCTGGCGTCATCGGTCCCCCATGTTCCGGTTGTCCAGGAGGCGGTGGCGGTCCTGCCGGCGCATTGCTCACGGACATCTGCAACAGACCCATCAGAATCGGCGCCAGCACCGGATTGAGAAAGTCATCGCCCTTGAAGGCGAAGCTGATACTCGGTTTCTCTGGCGGCGGCGGCGGTGGTGGCGGCGGCGGCGGATTGATGGTCTTCGCCGGATCGTGGCCGAACGACCGCAGCACCGGCTTGAGGAGTTCCTGCCGATTCACCAGCGGGTCTTTCCCGGTCAGGTTGTAGAGCGTCAACTGCTGCTGGCGGTCACGCGCCGCGTCCACGAACAACTGCGAGTCCGGCTTGATGTCGTAGAGGTATCGGCCGCTGATCTTGCGCGCGTTCCACATCGCCAGCGTCCGCGCGCCATCATCGCCGGTAATCGCGATGTAGTCATCGTTGGTCGCATAGCGCATCAGCAGCGCGTCGAGTTTACGAGCGAGCGCAATATACCACTCCACGACGCGAGCTTGTTCCTTACCATTGCGAGCCGAGACGGCGGCAGCAACCGTAGCGGTTTCGGTAGCGGAGCGTACCGTGGATTCTGGAGTTCCTGCCTGGTTGCCGCCGATGCCGAGGGTTTCGTCAACTTCGTGCTTAATGGTTGATTCGGTACGATAGTCATCGGCCGTGCCCTGCACTTGGGCGGTCGTATCCAGGATGCGCTTGGAGCCGCCAGCCAATCGCCCCTCTTGCACGAGAATCGTCGTGCCTGGTTCCCCGTTCTTGATTTGGTCGAGTTCTGTTTCTCCGAACGCGCCCTCATCCACGAGCAGTTTCCCGATCGCCGCGTCTCGCAGTTGAATCTTCTGGCGCCGGAAGGTCGAGAGTTCCTTCTGGCTCGCATCGGTGAAGGCCGAGTCGGCTGGCGGGTACGGAGAATCCGCCAAGTCGCGCACGGTCATCACGCAATACGGGAAGCCCAGCCGTGAATCGTCGGTGATGCGTCCACGGTTATCAAAGGACTGATCGGGATCATCCCGATGCACGACGGGCTTGTCCTTGATGCCGTCGATGAAGACCAACTGGCGCATCTTGAGTGGATGCTTCTCGTTCGCATCGAACAGACTCGCCTTGTAGGTCAGTTCCACGCCGTGAATCAAGCCGCCTGTTTTCGAGCGCGTGTTCGTGTCCGAGTCGTACTTGAAGAGACGGTCGTCTTCCGTGCCGCCGTTGCCGACCTCATCGGCCGTCAGATTGAACAGATCCATCGCCTGCTGCGGCGAGCAGAAGAAGTCCATGCCTTGCCACGCGGCATCTTCGTCGTAGCGCGTCGAGTGGAGATTCGCGTCGAACAGAAACTTCTTCGGCGACAGCCGACGCCCTTCCCACCATTCGTAGATCGGGACACGCACGGGCTTCCCGGTCATCGGATCGACTTGTCCTGGTACTTCCTGTGTCACGACCTTGTAGCAGATTTTGGCGACACCGATGCCGGCCCACGCGAGGACATCGAACAGACACTCATCCACCAGCCGTACGCCATTGATGCCGTCCCGGCCAAGATACCAGTTCAGCACGGCTTGCTTGAGCGAGATGGTCGCTTCCGCCGTCTGGGTTGGTGTCGGCGGCATCGGTGAAGGGGGCGCACCGGCTGGAGGCATCGGGCCGCTGGCGAGAGACGGCGGCGATGAGAGCGGCGGTGCGCCCGCCATTGGCGGCGCCGGCAGTTGGTCCGTCGAGGGACCACGCGGCGTCAAAATCATCTCCGGCGAGCGATAGAACAACTGGCCGATCTTGGAATGCACGTTCCGAAAGTGCAGCATCACCTTCAGCAGCACGGGGCCGTCTTTGACCTTCGGCAGATAGGAGCGCAAGAGCACGTCCCAACTGATTTCTGTTTCCTTCCGGCGGTCGGTCGCTTGCTGGATGCGCTGCTGCCACTGGCCGACTTCCTCTTCGGTCATCGGAATGCTGACCAGGTTCTCCCCGTTCCCACCCTGCGGCAAGAGCGCACCTGTGCCGCTCTCGTTGTGCAGCTCCCCATCTAATTTTGAGATGGAGGGTTCGCCTGTGGGCGAGTCGCCTTGGCCGGTCATCGGCGGGTACATCTCAGCGTCCCATCATCTGCGCGAGGAGAGCCTTGAGCATCGCCTGTTGTTTCGAGGGCATCGCTCTATTGCCAAGTTGGTAGATCGGCGCACGTCGGCCCATGCCGGATTGATTCAACTGCCCGCCACCGAGGGATTGCAGGCTGCCCATCGGTTGACTGATAAATCCGCCACCACTCGCAGGCATCGGGCCAGACTTCTGCGTGAATCGCGCCGCATCCTGTGGCGTCCACGTTCCACTAGGACCACTTCCCGGCACCATCGGCTGATTGATCGGCTGGCCGCTGCCACGCGTCAGCCCTGGCTGCGTTCCAGGCGGCAACATCCGCTGCTGCCAATCTGGCGCCCATGTTATCGGCTGCGGCAACGGCGCATCGAGTCCAGGTGTCCCTGCATGTATGCCACCGTCATCAGGTGGCTGCATTTGCTGCGGCGGCATCCCCGGCACCGGCTGCGGGCTGTTCTGAAACTCAGGCGAAGGCGTGAAGCGTCCCGGAGGCATAGGACTCCCAGCCGTCCAATCACTTCCGGTATTCATAACCTGCGTGCCGCCCATGAGGGCATGGCCTAACGCTGGCTGAGCCGAGGTGTCTTGCATCCATGACATCGCCCCACCAGGGCCATTCTGACCAGCCGTGCCACTAAACGGATTGAATGCCATTTACATCACCATCCCTGCTTCACGGCGAGGCGTTCGCCAATCATCCATCAACGCGCGTGCGGAGTCTTTCGGAATCGTCACCGACGCCGGCTTGAGAATCCGTGGCGATGGGCGTGCCATGAGTCCCAGTCTCACCGCATGGGCGGCTTGATCCTCTTGGCCGGCGTCGATGTCTTCGGGGTTGTCCTTGTCTTCGACCAATGACGCCAGCGTGCGAATCGCAAACTGACACCGAGGATGAATCAACAACCACGGGGCGCCGTCTGGGGCCATCTGCAACCAGTGTCGCACACGTCCCCAGCCCTGCACGGGGTCCGTATCATCGCACCAGAGCGGCAGACCTGAGCGGGCGAACGTATCGGCATACGATTCGCCCGACAAGCCCGCGCCCTTTTCCATCTCGGTGTGCCCCACGGTGCGACCCAGTACGCCACGGACCTCATCACGGAGATACGCGGACTGGCGCTTGACGTCGTGGGCCACGGCCGAGGCGACGCGCTTGGCTTCAAAGAGCAGTTCATCCAGGAGGTAGATCCGCCCATTCGGGAAGACGAGCACGAACAGACAATAGGCTTTATCGCCCCAGCGTACCCAGCGTTCAATCTTGCAGCCGTGCGGCAGATCGGGAATCAGCTTGACGTGACCGGCTTCGGAAAACTCGTTGAAGAACTGGCCGACGATCGCAGACCAATCGCCTTCAAGAAGCTGGCGCCGTCGATCCACGTCATACGCATACAGCCGTTTTTCGTAGTTGGTGTAGGTGCCGTCCGCGTCCATGAGGTACGGGTTGTCGTAGAGACTGGCCTTGATGAAGGTGTAGTCGTTCGGGTCATAGCGCGGGTTCTCGGCGGCGCTCACGTTCTTGTCGATGAAGTGTGAGACGCAGAACTTGTGCGATGGTCCCCCAGGATTGGTCGTGAGAATCATACGCGAGATGCGATGCAGGCGCTTCTCATCGTTGCGGAGTCGTCCCGCAATGCCCACGATCTGATTCTTCAGGAGCCGCGTGGCTTCATCGCCGCCGAAGAGGTCGTATTCTTCCGAGAGATACCGCTCCTCGTCTCCGAGCGAGTTGACGTGCCCGAAGATGATTTTGGAGCCGGTCAGTTCGCAGATCAGGGCGGGCGGCTGTTTGCCGAGCGACATGATCTTCCGACCGGCCGCGAGGTTGATGTTCTGCACCTCGCGTTCTAACTTGTCCAAGTGGGTGCGGCGCAGTTCTTCGAGTTCGCGCCGGACAATCAGTGTGCGGAAGTCTTCGTACGTGAGCGAGCAGCGCAAGGCTTCCCAGCGGAGACCAAACGATTTCGATCCGCCAGCGGCCCCGCCCCAGAGGATGTTGGGCGTCTGTGAGGCATGGAGCGTGACACCTTTCGGCGTGGGGTGGTAGAGCCACTTCGCGTCGGCCGCACTCGCGACGGTTGCGAGTGTGCCGTCTGGATTGAAGCCCACGCCATAGGCGTAACGGTCTTTTTTCAGGTAGCGCGTAATCTGTGCGTGCGTCCAGTGATGCGCGTGCAGCCAGCGGCGCCAGTGGCGTTCGGTCCATTCAGAGACGGCCGGCCAGACGTGCGTCCCCTTCGGCGGATTAAATTTCACTTGAGGCGTATGCGCGCGGAGATCCACAGCAGGAACACGCCCACGGCGAACAGCTCCAGCGGAGTCATGCACGAGCCATCGCCTCTTTCCAGGCGAGTCGTACTTCCGCAATAGCCCAATCATCAGGCGTGTCGAGTTCGCACGTCTCTGATTTCGGAACCATGAGTGGAACGCATGGTTGGAGATACCACGGCATCCACGCCTGATCTGTGTTCACCTGTCCACGCCGGAAGGCATAGACGGTGCCGTCGCGTCGGAATACGAGCCGTGCATCCTGACGACGCTCCTCCGTCGTTAACTGATCCCACGGGAAGACGCAGCCTTGGTTGAGTTCCATGACCTTCTGCGTCGATTCCGTTGGCGTCAGACTTACGACCGATGCGGCGCCACCGTCCATTAGGCGAATGGCTTCCGCGAGATGCTTTGGTTCTCGCAAGGGCTGTGTCGGTTGCACAATGAGAATGATTTCGTCTGGCGGTCCTGGCATCACCTCAAGGAAGTCGCGCACCACATCGATCATCGGCGTATCGTCTTGCGCGAGATGCGCCGGACGACGCATGGACAGCCAGTTGGTCGCGGTGGCGTGCTCGTAGTCCGTGCTCACGATGCAGCGGACGTGCGTAGCATTGCAGCAATCGACCGCGCGCTGCACCGGCGTGATGCCGTGCAGATGCGTGAAGTTCTTGAGTTGAATCCCCTTGGACCCTGTACGCGCCGGAATGATCGCGAGGACGTCGCTCATGCCACGAAGGTCCGCTGCTTCGCCGCGCGATGACTCAGCACCGTTTGCGTGATCGCATGGGCTACGAGGTCGCCCGATCCAGGCAGACCGTAGAGCGGTGACGACGCGAACGTGCGTGTCGCGTGCTGAGCGATCGCAAACTGAATCGCGCGGACATCGAAGGTCGGAATGTCGAGTACGTTCGACGCGCGCTCGCGCCGTTCCTGTCGCAGTCCGATGTTCACGACCGGGACGCCGAGAAAGGCGCACTCGCGAATCCCGACACTGGAATTCCCCACGAGACACGACGCCTGCGTGAGCAACTTCAGAAACCGTTCTGGCGGCAGATTCCGCACGGTGCGAAACGGAATCGCGGGATTGAACGTTCGCATCTGCTTCGACACGCTGTCGGCGTCGGCGTCTTCGCCAGGCCAGAAGCAGATCGTTGGATACCCAGAGGCTTCGCACGCCGTCAGCGTCGAGAGCATGTCGAACGCATTCGATTCGACGCGCGTATCGGTATGCTGCAACACGACGAGGAACGGCTGCGACAGGTCCATCGGATCGCCGCGCCCGCCGAGTTCTTCCAGCGTGACGCAATCCTCCTGGTCGATACCGCCCGCGAGGTCGATGGAGGGACAGCCCGTGAGCCAGACCGTCGCGCCAGGCAGAATGCGCTTGACGTAATCCTGCGCGTCTAGGGTCGCGACACAATGCGCATCCGCGAGCTGCGTGATCGCGTGTCGAACACGGTTATCGATCGACCCTGAGTGCTCACCACCTTGCAGATGGACGAGCGGGATGTGCTGGTAGGCAGCGGCCATCGCGGGTGCCAGGACTTCGTGCCGGTCGGCAATGACGACGGCGGCGTCCGGCTTGACACGAGCGAAATGTGAGGCGCATTCGGAGAGCAGCGTGCCGGTTTCCTTTGCTGATGTCTCACGCGTGGCCCCTTCGTAGGTGCTCCAGAGTTCCGTGACCTCGCAGCGAAAATCTTTCTTGATGACGTCCGCGACACGGCCGTAGCGGTCGAGCAATGTGCTGGCGGCGCAGACGATGTTCACGTCCACGTCGCGGGTGTGGAGCGCCTGGATCGCGGTCTTCACGCGCGCATAGGATGGACGGGCCGTGATGACGACGGAGACGGTCATGCGAGCACCGGGACGTTGACGTGCTGCCAGCGGCCGATGAAGCGCGACGGGTTCTCGTCTGCGAACGCGCGCAGGGCGCGAAACTCTTCGATGGTCGCTTCGTACGGTTTAGCGGTGCGGCCCTGAAAGGGTAACTGCACATGCTTTTCGATCATGCGGGCGCCCTTCACGATGGCGAGTTGTGCGCCCTCCAACCCGACGCAGTGATCCGACCAGCCGTAGTGTCCCAGGTTCACGGTCGCCGCCATGACGGGACACGGATAGCGCGAGACGGTCGTCAGCGGATAGACCTTCGTGAGATTCCACTTCATGCGCGTGGCGCGGCTGGAGTCGAGTTTATTCACGCGCCAGAAGTTCTCTGGAGGATTCGACACGTAGATGCGCTGAAAGCCCTGTGCCATCACGGCATCGCGCACGGTGCGCTCATGCGACTCACCCGCGCCGATTTTCACGAAGGGCGAGAACGATCGCAGAATGGGCGCTTCGTCGGCATGGTTGATCGTGCAGAGGAATTTCACGCCGAGGTGCCCGCACAACTCTGCGAGCTGCGCGAGATAATCATCGGACAACTCGGCGCGTTGAAACCATGCGAACTGCGAATCGGAGGGCCGCAGATGCGCCACGCGCGTCATCTGGAATTTGATCCAGTCGGCGCCGGCTTCTGCGAAGCGATAGCAAAACTCTTTCGCGAGCGACAGATCGCCGCCGTGATTCGAGGAGACCTCTGCGACCAGTTCAATGCGACGAGTCATCGGCCGGCTTGCATGAGACGCAACAGCGCGGCGGAAATGTTCTGCTGCGCGTTGTTGACCAGTGGGCGCGCTTGCGCGGCGAGGGCTTGTGCTTTCGCTTTCGCAGCTTCAATCGCGGCGAGTGTGGACGATCCCGCGTCCTGAATCATGCCGGGGAGTTGTGGCACGAGATTCGACGCTTGCTGGCCGAGCGCACCGACCGCTTGCGGAATCCGCATGAACGGTTCGGACTGCGCGAGATTCTTCCCGGCCGGATCAGGCATGGCTAGTACTTGCCGACGTCGTTCGTGCCTTCCGCGATGTCGTTCGGCTTCTCGCCAGGCTTCGGCGGTTTCTTGATCATGTGCTTGAGGAGCGACGTCGCGATCGCGTGCTGTGGGTGCATGGGTCGCGCTTCACGTCGTAAGCCTGGCGTGGCCGCAAAGTCGTGGAGTTGCGTGTGGTTCATCGAGAGCATCCCGCGATTAGCGGGGTTGAGTTTCGATGGCTCGTGTTCTGCGATCGCAGCGGCGACACGCTGGTTGCGGCTCACGGCTGGCATACAGACTCCTTGGGTGTGCGGAAGAGGTTACGGTAAGTCGTTGACGAAAGTCAAGTTACTCTTTGTAGGGCATCCATTCAGGTTTCGCTTTCGCGAGCGCGGTCATGCGCGTGGTCGTCTGGTGCTTCACCACGATGGGCGGTAAATCTGGCGGCGCCGGCCCTTCGCAGCTCGCACAGCGATGGAGCGGCCGGCGAATCTTCTCGCTCGTGATTTCCAACAACGGTTCACCAGCGTTGACGGTCTCGCCACAGTTCCCGCAGTAGCACGGCACGTCGCGTCTCACCCAGGTTCTCACGAGAGTTTCCTTTGCACGCGCGCTGAGTCGAGCGCGTTGTGGCAGACGGTGGAGTTGTAGGCGACGTGGTGTTCGACGCACTTGCGTTTGATGGCTTCCACGAGGTCGGCATCTCCGTCGCCGTTCGCTGTCGCTAAGACTTCGTGGGCCATCTTCGTGATGATCTTCTGGTTCTGCTCAGGCGTGGACCGTCCGAGTTCGATGCGCTTGATGCGGTCCTGAATCGTGGGTGCCGGTCTCCCGGCACTGCTCTTAGTTCTTGTTCTTAATTGGGATGGGATGGGATGGGACGCGCGCGCGCGCGAGGGGTCGTCAGGAATCTGCGCGGATTCCGCACCGATTCTGTTCGGATTCTGCGCGGAATCTGCGTGGAATTTCCGCTTACGTTCAAGGTCTTTCTCGCGTTTTACTAGCATTTCTGCCCGACTCGGGTTGTATTCGAGGTAGTCATTGACGACGTATCCGGTACGAGTTTTTGTGTGAATTCTTTTCCACAAACCAACTTTGGTCAGTCTCAGCACACTCCGAGCGACGTTCTGTGAGACTCCGAGCTGCGTCACAGCGGCCTCAGAGATGAATCCGTCCGTCATCTGAGCCTGGCAGTGCATGAGGCCACACACCCACAACCAGGCCGCAGTTGGGCCTGCTTTGAGCAGTTTGTGATTGCGAGCGGCGGTGTCATCGAGGCGAACCCAGGCCACATTACGCCGCCGTTCCAGTGAGCTTGCGTGGACGGTTCCAGTAGGGAGATTTGCAGGTCCGAGAGGCGCACACCTTCGGAAGATGCTCAGTGCGTGGGTGCCATTCGTGGCCGCAGCGAAGACATTTGAGCTTCGGGAGTACCAGCGTGTCAGCTTCGGTAGAGGTAGTGGTCATGGCGCATGAGTATATACACACAACGGTGATTGTCAATAG